GGTACTCGATTCAGCAGGCGGGTGGGGCTGCGGGTTTCGTAGTTGGTGCGCGGGTCGTGCCAGAGGATCTGCAGGGCGAGTGCCCGCCAGGTTGGCTCGGAGATGTGCGCAGCCAGTTGCTGCTCCAGCACCCGTTTGTCGAGGCTGACGAAGAAGTTGGCCAGGTCGCACTTCAGGTAGAAGGCGCGGCGTTTCCAGTTGTGGGTGATGCCGCGTGCCTTCTTCTCCAGGCGCTGGGCCCCGTAGAGGGTGCCGCGGCCTTTGATACAGGCACAGCTATCGGCAATGAACGAGCGCTCGATGCGTGGGCCGATGTGGTTGTACAGCAGGTGGTGGACGATCCGGTCGCGGAAGTCTGCGGCCCATACCTCGCGGTGCTTGGGGTGGGTCACGACAAAGCAGATAGAGGCGCCGGGTAGGTAGGCGCCGGTGTTCAGTTCATGGAGTAGCTGCATGATGTTGCGCTCCAGGTTGAACTCGAATGCAAGCGCCGACTTGCTGTTGCGCTTGCTGCGCCGGCAGTCGTAATAGGCCTGCATGAGTGCCTCGATAGAAAATCCAGCATGGCCGCCGGTGTTGCCGTTCGATGCTGCGGACGGCGAAAGCGGGCCGTGCGTTGTCCTTGTCGTCGTTGTTCTGGTTGCCATCGTCGAAGTTCTGGATCCACGCGTTGTTCGGGCCGTTCTGCGCCAGGTCGTGCTATCTACGTCGCGCTGCCGAAGGCCGGAGCCGATCAGTGGCGAGACTGCGCGGGGCCTGCCGGGACGAAGCCCGGCGGTTCCCCTGGTGCGCATGACGGTGGCCTTGTGAGCCAGCGGCACGACCAGAATCAAAATCGCGCTGGTGTGAGGGCCGTGGCGCTCACACGGCTGGCGATGCGGCGGCATTTCGTTTCCACCCAGTGGCCTGCCGGCCTATGTCGTCGGTGATCTCCACGGCTCGGCCGTGCTGGGCTCCGCTGAGCAGCCCGAGGTCGACCGAGAGGCGCAGCATCAGCTCGACAACCTGAATGCGTTCCAGGATCAGCTGAATGTGCGCGACCCGTTCCTGGCCGCCGGCCGTGTTGGCGCGGAAGATCAGGATCGACACGTCGATGCACTCGTTGAGCACCTTTTCCCCGAGGGTGCGCTTGAAATCGCGGCGCCACCCTTTGGAGAGGTCGGCCACAAGCCGGGCCAGTTCTCCGGCGCGCTTGTAGATCGGCAGGTGTTGGGCGATGGCCATGCTGGAAAACTCGCTTACTGCGCGCTGCGCGCGCAGTTGTTCAGAGCGTTAAGGGGTGAAGGGATGACGATTCTGCGGACGGCGAAAGCGGGCCGTGCGCTGACCTTGACGCCGAAGTGCTGGCTGCCACCGTCGAAGTCCTGGACCCACGCGCTGCGCGGGCCGTCCTGCGTGCTGGTGATCCACCAGCCCTTGTCCTCGAACTGCTCGGGGATGTTCGCCCAGCACAGGTACGCCTCGGCGCGAGACGGCAGGTAGAGGTCGGCGTGACCTTCGGCCTGCTGCTCGGCGGCCCACTTCGCGGCGGGGTGGTCGGTGTCGGCGGCGAGCAGGGCGCGGGTGTTGGCCAAGCCGTCGCGGATGTGATCGGCGCCGCTGATGCGCTGTCCGTACCCGCCGTAGATGATCGATTCGATCTGCGCGTCTTTCGGGGCGATCAGGTGATAGTCCGGTTCGCCGTTCTCGCCGCGCATCACGCCGACGTAGGTGCCGGCCTGGCCCTGCCAGTGCTGGCCGATGGCGGGCGGATTGAGATATTCGTCGAGGGTGATCAGCTCGCCCGCGATGGCGTTGATCGATACCAGCCCGGTTTCCTGCTCCAGTACCTGGCGAGCGAGCAGGGCGTTGGTGGTGTTGAGCTTGGTGCTGCCGATGGCCAGGGTGATTTCGTTCTGCATGGTCTGAACCTCAAAAAATTGAGCCGACCGCGCGCGGGGCGCGCGGCAGGAAAGCGAAGTGGTCAAGGGGTGACTTTGATTCTGCGGACGGCGAAAGCGGGCCGTGCGTAGTCCTTGTCGTCGTTGCCCTGGTAGCCATCGTCGAAGTACTGGATCCACGCGTCGTTCGGGCCGTACTGCGTACTGGTCCAGTAACCGCGGGCCTCCAGCGCTTCCTCGCCGCCTTCCTGGAAGATGGCGATGTGGCTTTGCCCGGGCGCCAGGGCGGTGTAGGGGTAGCCCGGCGGCAAGCTGCTGGGGTTGTCACCGTCGCGGAAGCTGCACCAGTTCTCATCGGTGGTCGGCTTGCAGATGCGGTACACCACCTCGTTTTCATCACGGGCGCCCAGGTACCAGTCGTTGTGGCCGCCAATCGACAGCTCCAACGCCCAAGCCGCCAGCTCCGATCCGGCCTCGGCCATGGCGCGGGTGTTTGCCAGGCCGTCGACGAAGCTGGCGGCGCCGGGGATCAGCAGGCCGCGCTCGCCCCATTGGATCGGGTCGTGGAAGCCCAGGGCCTTGGGCGCGCGGATAAGGGCGTAGCGCTCGGCGTTGATCAGGTATTGGCCCATGTAGAAGCCGCCTTCGAACGGGGTGCCGAGGACGGTGGGGAGTGCAATGCTGGTCAGTGCGTTCATGTTCGGGTTCCTCAAGCGATGGCGGCGCGATGGGTGAAGTTGGGAGTGCGGGTCATGGGCTTACTCCCATCCACCGAGGTATTGCGGATACACGCAGGTGGAGAACTGAGCGCGCCACGGTGCGGCCGGGGTGACGCCGTCCTCCTCGAAGCAAGCGCGGTCCAACTCGGCATCGGTCCACTCGGTCACGTCATCCAGGTCGAAGTCGCCCGCGTCGTAGCTGGCGAAGGCGCAAAGCAGCTGGATCGCCTGGGCGGGTGTGTAGGCCGCCACCAGGTCGTTGTCTCCGACCTGGAAGCACTTCAGGTCCGGTGCGTTGTAGGCGAGAGGGTGGTCGAAGCCGACCGAGAAGCCGGCGGCATTGCGATGACCGCCACCGCCGTACTGCTTGGCGATGGCCGACACATCAAGGCCGGCGTCGGAGCTGCGCAGGGAGAAGGTGCGGCCCTTGGGGGTGTCCCAGTAGCACGCGGCGAATGGTGCGCCCTCGGCCATTACGTGGCCGGCATCGCTGGAGTAGATGTACGGCAGGTTGGCCGCCGGTACGTTGTGGCCCCCGATGGTCATGCTGCGTTGGACTGAGCGGAGCAGCTCCGCGATGTCCTTGTGGTGCTTGCGCTCGATGGCAATGCCGTCGGCGCGCAGGGCCTCGGCTGGGGTCTCCGCCAGCTGGTCCCACACGTCGAAGTCGTAGGGGTAGCTGAACAGATTGGCCTGAACCTCCCGTGTCCCCTCCAGATGGAAGCGCCAGAGGTCGCGGTCCTCGATGTGGTTGATCAGTGCGGGGCGGGGCTCGCCTGGGAAGAAGAAGTCCCAGGTCAGGCCGGCGCCGCTGCGTTCCATGTCGAAGCAGGTGAAGATTGTGCGCGATCCGCCAGCGGAGTGAGCCCAGGTTTGGCAGTCAGCAACCTGCGGGAATCCGGCCAGGGCTTCGGCTGCGGTCTTGTGGTGGTCGATGACCAGGACGCTCTTGGCGATCTCCGAAATCTGCAGCAGGTCTTCGCGGGAGTAGGAGAAGTCGACCAGGATCGCGATGCGGCCAGCGACGTCCGGGATTGAGTCGCCATAGCGGCCGGGGTGGAACTCGGCCTCCGGGAAGGCTTTGCGAACTACCCAGGCGGCGCCGAAGCCGTCGGCGCAGTTGCTGTGGTAGATGCACAGCGGCGGACGATACACCTGCTGCATCACCTCGTTGTAGGTGATGACCTGGAGGCGGCCGGCTAGCTGGTGGTGGCCGACCAGGGATGTGTCATTGGTGAGAATCAGGGTGTCGTGCGGCGGAAGCTCGTCGCCGGCGTTCCACTCGTCGATGATCCGGGAGAGGCCCAGGGCTTCGGCGATGAGCAGCTTGTTTCGGGTTTTGCCGCAGCCCGGGCGGCCGCATACCAGTACGCTTTTCATGCTGCGGACTCCTGTTCCTCGGCGTGGACCAGCGCGGCGCGAATGCGCGCGGCCATGCGTGTTGCTGACTCCGCCGCTTGGAGAGCTTGGTGCTTGTGAGTGAGGGCGCCGACGCGCTCAGCGGTGACGGCAGTGACCTTGAGCTGGCCGCTGATCTTCAATAGCTCGGCGGCGTCCTCGTCGGTGAAGGGATTGGCGCGGCGCGAGTAGTGGGCGATGCGGTTGTCGCAGTCCTGGAGCAGCTGCTCGCGGTCCGCTTTATGCTCGATTTCGGCCAGGCGCAGGGTGTCGCGCAGCAGGCCGAGATCCTCGTGCAGGGCCTCGATGTGCGAGCTGTGGCCGCGCTTTGCATCGCCATAGCCAAGGTCGTACCCGTGGGTCTCGGCGCGGCGTACTGCAATCCAGGCGACTACCAGGATCACCGCCGTGGCAATCGCCAGGCCGATGATGAGCGCGTGTTGAATGCTTGCTTGCATGTGCTGTGTCCTCGTTAGGGCCCGCCGCCGGAATGGATCTAGAGGCCGGCGGCGGGGTGTTGCAGGTGGTTGCCGTTAGGCGCCGAGTTCGAAGGTGCCGATGGTCAGCGAGGTGGCGTCAGCGATGTCGGTGGCCAGCAGGTCCTTGAACTCCTGGGCGATCTCTTCGCGGATCTGTTCCTCGGCAACCCAACGCAGCTTGAGGACCGGCTTGGCTTCTCCGGTCAGCACCGACAGGCGCAGCACGAAGTTGCGTACCGGCAGGCCGTCGTACGGCGCGGAGGAGAAGATCAGCGAGCCCGGCAGGGTGTCCTGGCTGGCGGCTTCGATCTGGTCCATCGCGCTGCGCTGGGCGTTGAAGTTGCCTTCGACGTTGGTACGCTCCGAGCTGGCCTTGATGGTGATGTTGCGGACGGCGGCAATCGCCTGGACCAGGTTCATGTCCTGGTCATCGGGGGTGACCGCCTGGAGGAAGTCGCGCCAATCCTCCATCCACTCGGCCAGGTCCTTCTGCTGGAGGTTCTTGCCGGCGATACGCTGCAGGGCGGCGTAGGCGGCGGTTGGTTCCAGGCGCAGGGTCGCGGAGTCGTCGCCGTGGCCGGGCTGCTCGGTGTCACCCAGGTTGAAGATCACCCGGCAGGCCATGTTCTCCTTGTCGACGAAACCGTGAGAGGCCGTGTTGGCGCGCTCCTTCACGTAGGTCACGAAGTCGGCCAGCGACGAGGTGGCGAGGGCGCCGCGGAAGCGGTTCCGCTGAGCCTCCAGCTTCTCCAGGCTATGCAGCTTGAAACCTTCCGGGACCACGGCCATCTTGCCGGCGCTGCCGGTGACCGTGGCGTTGGCGGCGGTCACGGCGTTGGCGATGATCAGTTGCAGTGCTTCTTTCATGTGCTGTGTTCCTTGATGCTATTGGGGTGGTTGAGGGTGGAGGCCGGTCAGGCGTCCTGGGGGGGCGACCGGCGCCTGCTGGCGGTTGAACAACTGGTCGGTCGGGTTGGTCTGGAACAGCTCCAGGCCGTTCGGGGTGACGTACATCGGCGTGTCCAGGGCGGTGTCCTCGCTGCGGCTGCCGCGCTTGGTGGGCACCTTGTAGTCGAGCCTGTGGTTCACCTTGACCTGGTTCGATTCGCCGATCTGGCTGAGCTCCAGGGTGATGACGACCTTGCCTTTCTTGCCGAAGTCGACCACGCCGGCGCCCACGTCGGAGAGGGCGGTGCCGATCTGGTTGGCGAAGACGCCCGCATTCAGCGAGCTGAAGAAGTCATTCACATCAGTCTTTTTCATGTGCTGTGCCTCGTTGGTTGTGGTGGTGTTTCCCCATAACCCTCTCGGTGAGAGGGCTATGGGGAAGGCCCGATGCGGGCCTTCCTGCTCATCAAACGCCGCCGTATGTGAGCGAGTCATAAGCGCGGCCCGGGTGTGCGGACCTGCTCGGTTCGTGTGTCTACATGGCTGCCACTCCTCCTGTTGGGTCACCCAGGTGCGCTGGGGCGCTTTGCTTCAGGCTGCTTGCGTGGACTGGGCGTCGAGGAACTCGGCCAGGTCCTGCAGGTACACCACCGGCTTTTCCCGGCGGGAACTGGTGAGCGTGCGGGTGACCAGCGTCACCTCACCGCTCTTGATCAGCGCCCGAAGGCGCTTCTCGGTCTTGATGTGCGGGAAGTAGGTCGTGCGGACCTGTTCCAGCGTCAGCGTGGCGGTGCCCCACTGCTTGAACAGCTGCTCGATGGTGGTCATCGGCCCTCCTTGGTCCATGGGCGCGGAGCCAGTCGGGCGCCGATCAGTTCGGCCCGGCGGTACTTGATGGCGCTGCTGACCAGATCGAAGTACCGAGCGCACTCGCGCGGGCCGAGTGCGCCTAGCACCAGCCCCATGCGCGAGGCGCTGTCAGCAGAGCGGCCGGCGACGGACAGGCCGTCCAGGTGGTCGGCCTGGCGCGTTGACATTGCCAGCTCGGCCAGGTAGCGAAGGGCTTCTGGATTCACTGGCAGGCCTCCCCGGACCCCGCCGGGAGGCGGGCGCGGACCAAGGCGACCAGGCCTTCGATGGTCTTGCCGGTGCCGCGGGCTGCCACATTTCCGGCTTCGTCGGTGACGACGGCGCCGAAGGGGCGCACCGGGTCGGTGGTCAGCGTGACGTGCGGCAGCCAGCTGCGCGGAGTGATTGCCAGCAGGTGGGTGTACAGCTCGGCCAGGGCGATGGAGGCCGGCTGCAGGGTGGAAAGGCGCTCGATGCACTCCGCTGCGGCGTCCTGCAGGACCTCGGCCGGGTAGGCGGTCGGGGCGTTGAAGTGCATTCCTACCAGCTTGAGCGTGCCGACAGCGTCGGTGATGGGATTCGATACGGTCATGCCACGTGATCCTTGTGCTGGGTGACGGTGATGGAAATCCCGAGGCGTTTGGCCAGCCAGCCGATGCCGGCCTCGGTGACCATCAGCACGCTGTAGTGGACGTACTGCTGCAGCTTCGGGTTCCAGCGCGAGCGCGGGTCCATGAACAGGTAGCCTTTGCCGATGTGCTGGGCGGCGAGGGTTCCATCCTTGTTCAGGGTCTTGTCCGCGCGCAGGCGGTCGCGCAGGGTGCGCTCACCCAGGCCGAGCACAGTGGCGGCTTCACGGATAGTCCGGTTCATGGCGGTTGCCTCAGTGGGCGGTCAGCGTGGAGAGCCAGTGCAGCGCCTCTCTGGGCTCGTCGCTGCTGATTGCGACCAGGCAGGCGCCAATCGGGTAGCTCTCGTGAGCCGCGATACGGCTGGCCAGGGCGTTGGCCGCCTGCAGGTCACCCAGGCTGATGCCGCCGCGTTCGCACCGGTCCAGCTCGCGCGTCAGGTACCACTGGGCCTTCATCAGGTCCTCGTGGCCGTTCTTGGCGCGGTGGCGGAACACGTACTTGAAGGCGTTGCCCAGGTTGAACGGCAGCCGCTCGGTCACCTCGATGCACTCCACGCCCGAAGGGTGGCCGTTGTAGTGCGGCGGGTGGTTGACCATGTCGGTGGCTTCACCGAGATGGTCGCCGATGGCGGCCGACTGGATGGCGTTCCAGCGATCCGCCGCGGCAGCTTCGCTCTCGCAATCCATGATCTGCTGGCAGTCGCCGTGGCGGCATTTCGCGCCATGGAGGAAGCGAGTACCTGGTCCGGGGGCGCAGTAGTCGAAGCCGATGGCGGCGCCCTTGCATTTCCAGCAGGGCAGCAGGTCATGTTCGACGAAAACCGGAGCGGCCGGGCTGGCTGCGGTGTCCAGGGTGCCGTTGGCGATGGCCTCGACGAACTCGACCAGGTGACGGTCGTTGGCGCTGTCGCCTGCCGGCAGGAACAGGCTGTTGGTCGTGTCGCCGATGATGACCACGGCTTCCAGCTGCGCGCCGGCATGCTCGACGGATACGGCAGCCTGGATGCTGGACGCCGCGCGGCTCAGCAGGATCGACGAATGGCCACCGTTGTGAGCGAGGTCTTGCAGGATGACTGAGGCAGCGCCGGTCAGGGTGTAGGCGGTCACGCAGCACCTCCCCACGGGCCGCTGTCGGCCTCCGTGCTGGGGGCGACAGGGCGCGGCTGATAGAGGCAGGCGCGCTGGGAGGTGCCAACGATCACCAGCAGCCCGGTTTCGGCCTGGATGGCTTCAACGGTTGCGCGGCTGGTGGCCGCTGCCGGGTGCAGATACACCGGGCAACGGGCTTTGGGCTTGTGCTGTGCCGATTGCATTGCTCGTACTCCAGGTAATAGAGGTGGGTACGGGCATAAGATTACAAGCAGGTTTGTAGAATGGTCAACCTGATTCTTGGTAGATTTTTTGTATGCATTAAAAAGCCCGCTTGTAGCGGGCTCCAGTTTACTTGTTGAAAATGCCTATCGAAGCACTGAATACCAGAAAACGCGGCCGATAATCGTAATTTCCTCTTCGACTAATGCGATCTCTGGGTACTCCTCATCAGGGTGCTCATCTCGGTTGAAACTCCGCAGGCGTACGCCGCCCCTGGGGAGGCGGTATAGAAGTTTCACTCTCAAATGGTCGCCATGGCGAAGGACATACATATCGCCATCCTTGACCGTTGTCTTTCCTTTGTCGACGCCGACAGTGCTGCCATCAGGCAGAACCGGCTCCATGCTATTCCCTGTTACGGTCGCGCAAACGGCGTTCTCTGGCTCAACTCCCATCCGGCGGAGTGTCCTGCGACCGAAGCGCAGTTTGGAGCGGGTGACTTCCTGGATGGCGGTGCGGCCAGATCCGGCGGAGAGCTCTACTTCCTTGAGCAATGGAACCTCTACTTCGTCCTCGTCCAGAGGGGTGTCGTCATCCCAGACTTCGATGGGGGTCAGCAGCATGCTTTGTGTGGAATCGCTCTGGCTGGGGCTTGCCGAGGATACCGCTGCGACTTCCTCCATCGAGATGCCCAGCGCTTGGGCTATCTGAATCGCGAATTTAGTGTGCTTAGTCTCGCCCGACTCAAATGCGGCATAGGTCTGTTGGGAGAAGGTCTGTTCCGGGCCCAGCAGGGAGCGCACATGCTCGGCAATGAGCGTTTGGCTCCATTTGCGCTGCTTGCGGCGCTGCTTGAACAGGGCGGCCAGCGGAGTGGGGGTGCGGTCTTTATTAGTCATTCTGGAAGCGTACAAATTCCTTTGTTTTGCTTCAAACACCCTGCCTTGTTGAATAAATACAAAGCAGGCTGTATTTTGTGGGCTCAAGATATTGATCGGAGGTTCACAATGAGCCCGACCCATGAGATGCGCGAAGCGCTCACTGAGGCCGTAGCTGCGGCTGGTGGTCAGGTGGGCTTTGCGCTGGCATTGACGACCCCGGATCGTCCGGTGTCGCAGCAAATAGTTTCCTACTGGGCGAAGCGCGGGTACCTGCCAGCAGAGCTGGTCATCCGAGCCGAGCTGAAGATCGGGGTATCAAGATATCGCTTGCGGCCTGATGTGTTCTGCATTCCGCAGGACCTATCGCCACTGGTGGCATAAAAGGCCGGTGCGGGCCTCTATTCCCGCACCGGCCGGGTGCCGTTCAGGGCCTCTATTCCCTGTTCGGCGTACGACGACACAGCACATTGCATCGGTCGTGGTCATAGAGTAGGGCCTGCTCTGCTCGATGGCTACACCGTAAAGGGAGCATTTACGGTTATGAGCCGGAAAGACCTGCTGCCGGACGCTGGTCCGGTTTTCGATCTCCGCCAAGCGCTGTACCGCGCCGGGCGCGACTACAAGGGCGGCCTGACCTCCCTTGCCCACGACATGGTCCTACCCTATGAGGACCTGCAGAAGAAACTGAAGCTCGACGAAGAGCGGCGCTGGCCGACCCCGGACGAGCTCGAGGAAATCATCCGCCTGACCCGTGACCCGCGCTTGCTGGATGCGCTGACTCGCCCAGCAGATGTGGTCTGGTATCGGCGTATTCCTGTCGATGCTAACGCAGCGGCGTTGCGGGCTGTTGGCGAGCTGCTGCAACGAGAGGGGGAGTTCGTCGCCAGCCTGCACAGGGGCTCCGACGACAGCGTCTGGGAGCCACACGAAGTCACGGATCTGGAGTACCACGGTGCCAATGTGATCCGGGCGGTGCTCGGCATCATGTCAGGAGCGCGGCAGTCGATGGAGCGCCGGCAGGAAGAGGTACGTAGCCATGGCTGACGTCCTCGAACTGGCCGCCGAGCGGGAAGAGAACTTCCGTCAGGGCTTGCTGGAGGCGCGCAAGCGTCCGGCTCTGGCCCACACCATCAGCGCCACCCACTGCGAAGACTGCGGTGATGAGATCCCGGCTGCTCGCCGCCTGGCGGTGCCCGGCTGCGAGTGCTGCATCGATTGCCAGCAGCTGCGGGAGGTGCGCCGATGAGCCCGCGTGAGAACCCGATCCTGTTCAATGGGGGGATGGTTCGCGCCATCCTTGATGGCCGTAAGAGGGTGACGCGGAGACTCGTCAAGCCGGCTTTCCCTGCCTCTGTCACAGAAGTTCTGCCATACGCCGGATCGCCTGAGGCCTGGATGCCAGCCCGACCGGGCGAACCGGAATCGCCGTGGGAAGAACAAACCAGGCTTTGTCCCTACGGCAAGCCTGGCGACCGCCTGTGGGTGCGCGAGGCCTGGGTGGCAGATGCCCAAGTCGATTCGATCGCTCCTCGCGACCTGAGTCAGGGCGAGCCAATCTGGTATCCCGCTGATGGCAGTATCCGACAGACTGGATGTGCAATGGTCTCGAAGGGTAAAGGCCGGCCATCTATCCACATGCCCCGCTGGGCCTCGCGTATCCTGCTAGAAGTAACCGCCGTGCGTGTCGAGCGTCTGCATGACATCAATGAAGAGCAGGCGCAGGCCGAAGGAATCATCCCTCACTGCCGTGGCGGCTGGCACTGGCACCGCCATAACCCGCAGGACCTAGATGACTGGCACCAGTTCGGTTACGTGACGGCCAGGCGAGCTTTCCAGGACCTGTGGACCTCTACCGGAGGTGATTGGGATGCGAACCCCTGGGTCTGGGTCATTGAGTTCAAGTTGCTGGAGGGTCGCGCATGACCCAGGCAGGGAACGCCACTCCGATTGCCGCCTGGGCGCGGCGCTACATCGAAGTCTTCGGCCTGGCCCTCGTCTCCATCGAGCCCGGCGAGAAGATCCCCAAGGGCAAAGGCTGGCAGCGCCCTGGTGGGCATTTCACCGACGCAGCTGAAGCCGAGGCCTTCTGGACCAAGCATCCGAAGCACAACATGGGGGCCGTACTCGGCCCCAGTCGCGTCTGCTCGCTCGACGTCGACGACGTGCCCTCCACCCGCCAGGTTCTGTGGGACTGCCTCGGGCTGGACCTGGACGCGCTGCCGGTGGCTTACCCCACCGTGGTGGGCAACCCGGAGCGCTTCCGGGTGCTGTTCCAGGTCCCGGAAGGTGTCGACCTCAGTCGGCACTCGCTGAGCTGGCCCAATGAGAAGGACCCGGACGGCTCCAAGTTCAAGCTGGCCCAGGCCGCGATCCTGGCGGCGAAAGAGAAGGGCGATACCGAGCAACTGACGAAGATGCAGGCGCTGGCCGACAGCTTGAAGCGCTTCACCGTGTTCGAGCTGCGCGCGGGCCTGGTGCAGGACGTCCTGCCTCCCTCCATCCACCCTGGTACTGGCAAGCCTTACGTCTGGCGCAACCCGCCCAAGGGCGAGGGGTTGCCGGTCCTGCCGACTGACCTGCTGAACATCTGGAAGAACTGGGACATCTTCAAGCGCGATGCCGAAGCGGCGTGCCCATGGGCGCCCAAGGCTCCGGCGCAGCAGAAGCCGGCCAAGGCCAAGGCCAAGGCGAAGCCAAGGGCGGCGAGCGGTGACTCGGGCTCGGTGATCGAGGCCTTCAACCGCGCCCATGATGTCGAGCAGTTGCTCAGTGCCCACGGTTACATCAAGCGCGGCCTGAAGTGGCTCTGCCCCCAGAGCAGCAGCGGCCTGCCGGGCGTAACCGTCAACGAGGAGGGCAAGGTCTACTCGCACCATGGCTCGGACCCGCTCGCCAATGGCCACCAGAACGATGCCTTCGACGTGTTCTGCCTGCTGGATCACAACGGGAACCAGGGCGATGCGATCAAGGCTGCGGCGCGGATGCTTGGCATTGAGCGCAAGCCCAGGGCGCCGAGGCCTCCGCCAGAGCCCGATACGTCGGAGCTGCCGCCCAGTTCGGCTGATGATGACCTTCCCCACGCCCCATCCCTCGCAGCCAGCGACGCCGATGACGACACCGCAGAAGACGGGGGGGGCGGGGGAAGGCCTGACTCTGGCCGAGGCGCTACGGCGCTATGCGTTGATCGTGGGGACCACCCATGTGTGGGATATCGACAAGTCGCGCAAGATGAAGAAGCCGGCATTCGTCGCCTTGATCGGGCAGAAGCTGTTCAAGGAGTGGTCGGACGTCACTGACCGGAAGAAGAAAAAACGGATCAGTGAGGAGCAGGTCAAGGATATCGAGCAGGCCCGGGCGATGGCTGGCAAGGCTGTCGGTGCCATGAGCATGCCGCCGCTGGTGCGGTACGTGTACATCGACGGGACCAAGGATGTGTGGGACCTGGCGAAGAAACGGCGCGTGCCGGAAGGCGCGGTGAAGATGGCCCTGGGCGATGCCTACTCGTTGTGGCTCAACAGCCCGGAGCGGCGCGTCGTCGACGTGGCGAACATCGTCTTCGATCCCACGCTGACCAGCGATACCAGCACCACCATCAACACCTTCGAAGGGTTGCCGCTGGAGCCCAAGCGCGATGACAAGGCCTGCGAGAACCTGCGCTGGCTGATCGCATTCCTGTGCAACCACGCCGAAGACTCCACGCAGTGGTTGACCCGATGGCTGGCTTATCCGTTGCAGCACACCGGCGCCAAGATGGACACGGCCGTGCTGATGCACTCGACCATGGAGGGCTCGGGCAAGAGCCTCTTGTTCTCGGTGGTGATGGGCAGGCTGTACGGCATTTATTCCGCCACGGTCGGGCAGACCCAGCTCGAAGGCAACTTCAACGCCTGGCAGAGCGGCAAGCTGTGGGCGGTGTTCGAGGAAGTGGTAAGTCGGGATCAGCGTTACAACCAGGTCGGCAAGATCAAGCAGCTGATCACCGGGCAGACCGTGCGCATCGAGAGCAAGTTCGTGAACGGCTGGGAGGAATCCAGCCACATGAATGCGGTGTTCCTGTCGAACGAGATCATGCCTTGGCCCATCGGCGAGGATGACCGCCGGTTCCTGGTGATGTGGCCGGAAGAGAAGCTGCCGGCAGATCGACAGAAGTTGATCAAACATGAGCTGGCCCACGGTGGAGTCGAAGCGCTATACGCCTGGCTGCTGGCCCAGGACCTGGGCGACTTCGATCCGCAGACCAAGCCGCCGGCTACCCCGGCACGACAGCGTCTGGTCGCCCTGAGCCGCTCGACGTGGCAGACGTTCCTTCACTTCTGGCGGGCCGGCGAGCTCGGCAACGGCTTGTGGGGAGGGTGTCTCAGCTCCGATCTCTATGCCTTGTTCCTGGAGTGGTGTCAGCGGAACAAGGAGCATGCGATGAGTCACACGAAGTTCAGCTTGTTCATCAGCACAGCCGGCGTCGACAAGGTGGGGCCGATCCCCTGGACTGACGGCAACTCAAGACGCTTCGCTGCCTTCTTCTTCCCCAGGGACGAGATGTCCTTTCAGCCGGAGTCGATGAAGGCGGCCGACCTGGGGAAGCACGCGGGCGAGTGGAGGGCGCGCGCCAAGTTGGCGGGCTGGAATGTGGATGGCTGGGACCACGTGAAGGGGGCTGCGGCATGAGTACGCCCGAAAGTGTGTTGGGTGTGTTGGGTTTGTGTTGGGTTGTTTTTCGAACCCAACACACAGAGAGCCAGCGAAATCCGTGGCCTGTAGGCGTGTGTGTTGGGTGTGTTGGGTTTACGCGCCCGCGCACGCATGCGCGCATAAAAAAATGCGGGCGCTGGGCCGCTTATAAGGAGGCGAATTTTCCCCACGCGAAGGCAGGAAAACCCAACACACCCAACACACCCAACACACATTCCTTCAATGTGTTGATTTCATTGGGTTTTAAGTGTGTTGGGTGTGTGTTGGGTTTTGGGTTTTTGTGTTGGGTTGGGATTTTGGCCGGGGAGACTGCGCGATGATCGAGGGGATCGAGGTGTTGCTGCGCCATTGGGGCGAGCAGAAGCGCAAGTCCGGCCTTGGTGGGGCCTTGCCCAGCACCATGGGCACCATCATGGAATTCGGCGGTTGCGCGCCGCGTGGGGGCGTGTACGGGGCACGGTTGTTGGTGGCGGGAGCTGGCCCGGATTTTGTGGCGAGTGAAGTTGAGGCGGCGCTGGGGGTTGTGGACCGCGCTGATGACGGCGCCGCACTGGTCCTGCTTGCGGTGCTCCGCTACGTGAACCACAACGGGCTGACGCTGGCGGAGCAGATCCAGGTGTTGGACCTGGGACGGGGGACCGCCGGGCGGCGCTCCTACTACCGGCGGCTGGAGCACCTGCATCATCAGGTGGCCGTGGCCCTGGCTGCACGCCATGCCCGCTCCAGCGGGCAGAGAAAGTCAAGCCGGCGAGACGGCGAACGGATGCGCAAGGCTTCACTCCTTCAGGCGAAGAAGGCGCACAAGGCTCGCGGGATGGAGCTGTTCAAGGGCGAGACTGTTGACTGTTCGTCGGGTGATATGGCGCCGATCAGCTCCCGTCAGGCTCCGATGGGCGCCGTAGAGGAATAACCGAAAACAGGGGGTTTTCGGTTTGTCACTCTCCCGGTAGAAAGTCCCCACGATGTTCGAATTCCGCCAAGGCGGTGCGAACCAACAAGATGCACGTGCTGTGCAGATCCCCTGGCCTCACCCGCCCGGGCAACCTGAAAGCCCCTCCTCGGAGGGGCTTTCTTTTTTCAGCCTCGGCATGGAGTTGAGCAATGGGAGAGCCTGCGAGCACGACCGCTGCAGTAGTTGCCGGCGCAGCGGGAGCCGGTGTCGCCGGCTTCCTGGCTGGCTTCGACATCTGGGCTGCTGTCGGTGCCTTGTTCGGTGCGTTGATCTACTCGACCACCACGCATGAGTTCCCGAACTGGCAGCGTGTCCTGTTCTTGATTGCGTCGTTCGTGATGGGCTACGTGATCGCCCCTGGTATCCGTGAGGTTGATGTCTACGGCTACCGCCCGTTCCAGTTCCCCGGGATTGCCGCCTTCGTCGCCGCGTTGCTGGTGGTGACGGTCTCGCTCTGGTTGATCCAGCGCGGTAAGTCCGGCCCCGGCGCGATGACGCGAGGAGGTCAGGATGGGTAACCACCTGGTGCAACTGGTGCTGACGCAGACGACCTTCTGGCTCTGCGTCGTGTTGTTCCTGAGGCTGTTCACCTTCCAGCGTGGCGATGCTCGCTACCGTCGCAGTATCTCGTGGATGGCCTGGGCGGTGATGGGCTGCGCCGGATCGGCGGTGCTATTTATCCTCAAGGGCATGCTGCTGATGCCCCTGTACAGCTGGCCCCTTGTGATCCTGCTCGGCGTGTTTACCTTCGCGGTGTTCAAGGCGCGGGGGAACATGGCCCAGGTCTGGCGGACGCAGTAGCCATGCGCGGCAGCATCTCGGCGAAAGACCTGGATGACGCAGTGGCATCGCTCCAGGTGCTCGGCGGTGACCTGCCCAACAAGGTGTTGGCGGACGCGCTGAACCACACTGCCAACCAAGCCAACCAGGCCTTGGTCAGCGAGATCGACGACGTCTTCGACCGACCTACCTCGTTCACCCGCAACGCCGTGCGCGTCTTCCATGCCTCGGCCAACCGCCTTGAGGCGTCGCTGTGGGTGAAGGATGAGAAGGACAACGCCTCGAAGGGGCAAGCTCCGGAGGACTGGGTGGCGCCGCAGGTGTTCGGTGGTCCACGCGTCGACAAGGCGTCCGAGCGTAGCCTGCGTGCCAAGGGCATCCTGCCCGCTGGGTTGTTCATCGTTCCGGGAGCCGGTGCCCGTCTCGACCAGTACGGCAACATGAGCCGCGGGCAGATGATCCAGATCCTTTCCGGACTCGGCGCCCTTGAGCGTGTATCTGGCTTCAAGGGGAACGCCACGGAGAGTGCGCGCTCGCTGGCCAAGGGGCACCAGAAGGCTTACTTCGTGATGAAGCGGGGCAGAGTGCCCATCGGGATCGCTGAGCGTCGAGAGGGCGCAGTGACGATGGTCCTCGCCTTCGTGCGGCAGCCTCAGTACCGGGTGCGTCTGCAATTTCACGAGGTGGTGCGGCGCATTGCCGAGGATGACTCCAGGCTGGAGGCCAACATCGAGCAGGCGCTCGCAAAGGCGATGAAGGCCAAGGCGTCGAGCTGACGTCCCGGCAGGTCCTGGGGGTAGCCTTGATGCACGTCACTGGCGTGCTTCAATTTCAGCTGAAAGACCTGTCTGGGGAAATGGCGTGCTACATCGGCATTCGCCGGGGGCCCCTGGAAAAGCGGGGGTCAC